CGATACTTACATCTACGGGAGCAACACGCTGCGAACATCGCGTGTTTAAACAGGGATAGAAAACCTACCCAAGACGAACTTTAAGGGCTTAATAGAAGTCTCAATCATATAAACCTTCATATATAGCATCAAAATCACTATAATGATATCTATCAACATGAATATCGACTTCAAGTAGTGGCCCACGAATTTCTTTTTTAAATTCATTGAACACCTTGATACCGTAATGGTAGACTAACTTGAATGCATCTTCCACATTCAACTCCAACTGTTCCTTCGGATCGTTTGTATCGGTTACCCAATTGAGCAGCTCTCGTATTGAATTTATTTCAATCGGCGCATACAAACGAAAAGGTCGATCCTTATCAAAGCGAAACCCCCTCTTCAGGAATTGGCAATCATGTAGATACGACCACTCTTTCAAACCAGCACTCTTAATTGCAGGAGTGTACTCAAGAGAAAATCGCGATAGATATTCGGCAAATGATTGTTGGTTAAACCAGCTCAACACTTCCATCTTAACAGATATAATGTTGTCATCACCAAAAACCTTATCGCGTACATTTTGATTGAAGTACATCATCGTTGCAAACTTTCGTCCTATCACTGGTCGTGCAGCTCTTGCGAGCCCCATCCAAGCCAGTCTAGTATACATAGCGTTAACAATGCTATTCAAAATAGTTGTGAGAAAGTTACCCGAAGGATTTCCGATTGTTTTCATAACAACCATCATAATATCTTTCTCAATATGATGAGTTTGTCCCTTAAGATCTTTAAAGGTTGTTCCTCGCAATATTGGGAGTATTGAATAATTATTCAACATCTCTTCAACAATGCAATAACGTACTTGTGCACATTCTGGTCCATCATTATACCAGTCATTCACAATTTCGGCGACGGCCTCGACCAATTGGCCTTTTAAAGTTCCATCAAATCGGCCATAATCGCCATCCCATCCAACGGAACTATTACTTCTAAGATACTGAAACATCTCTAACCACTCACTTGATTCCGGATCTATACCCACAGCATGGAACATACTTGCACGATAATTCATCATTGCGGCAATAAAATCCAAGAAATACATCCGCCCAAGCATAGTGAAGTCCACTGGAGGCATCATAAATACCCTTGTGGCACCATCACGTATCTTCTGCAACGTGCGTCGTTCATCTTTTAAGACATTCTGCCATATAGTTGTATACTTTATCCCAGCTAAATATGATCTCTC